CATTTAACAGATAGACTTAGTTGTAGAGAATCTTATTCTGAATGGTTACTAAAATGTACAGGAGGGAGGTATCGTTATGTTTCGTAAGATAAAACTATATGGCGAACTGGCAGAGTTTGTTGGTCATAAAGAATTTGAAGTGCAGGTGGATAGCCTTGCAAAGGCAATAAGTTTTTTAGTAAATAATTTTGAAGGAATAGATAAATTTATGAGTCCAAAGTATTATCAGGTAAAAATAGGAAATTATGAAATAAATGAATCAGAGTTTGACTATCCCATAGGACAACAGGATATACATTTTATTCCTGTTATTGCTGGTGCTGGTGGTGGAACTAGACGGCTTTTACTTGGTGCTGCTTTAATCGGAGTTGGAGTATTATCTGGAGGAGCCGCTTTTACTGCTTCTGGTTTTACAGGAACAGGCTTTTTAGGTGGTACAACAGCAGTATTAGGTAATGTAGGAGTAGGATTAGCTATTGCAGGTGTAAGTGAAATGTTATTTCCTTTGCCAAAACCAAAAGAGTTTACATCTGAGCAAGATCCGCAATTATCTTTTAATTTTTCTGGTACGCAGCAGACAAGCAGAGCAGGTACTCCAGTTCCTATAGTTTATGGTGAAATTTTTACAGGAAGTGTTGTAATAAGTGGAGGAATAGATACTGAACAAATTAAAGCATGACAAAAGATCCTAAATTAATAAGAGGTGCTGGTGGCCCTCCTCCTCCTCCACCTCCAAGACAACCGACAAGAACTCCTGATACTTTACATAGTAAGCAGTTTGCTACTTTCCTAGATTTGATTTCTGAAGGAGAGATAGAAGGCTTTGCTTCTCCATCTAAGGAGGGATTAACAAAAGGAACTACTGCATATACAAACGCATCACTAAAAGATGTTTTTTTGAATAATACTCCTGTTTTAAAAGCAACTGCCAGTTCATCAAGTCCTGCTACAAACGATTTTAATTTTCAGAACATTACTTTTGTTTCACGTTTTGGTACTTCAAGTCAGACAAAAATACCTGGAATTGAGAGCAGTCAATCTATAACACCTGTCGGTGTAACTGTAACAGTAGATTCTCCTGTAACAAGACAGGTTACAAATACAAATGTTGATGCAATAAAGGTATCAATAACATTTCCACAGTTACAAAGAGCGACAGAAGAAGGTGATTTGTTAGGTTCTTCTGTTGAGTTAAAAATTGCAGTTCAATATAATTCTGGTGGTTTCACTGATGTCATTACGGATACTGTTACAGGTCGTACAGCAGACGCATATCAAAAAGATTATAGAGTAGATATCACAGGTTCTTTTCCTGTTGATATAAGAGTTATAAGAGTTACAGCAGACAGTACAGATGGATCTTTGATAGATGCTTTTCAGTTTACAAGTCTTACAGAAATAATTGACGAAGCATTTACTTATGACAATAGTGCTTACAATTCCATCAGATTAGATTCACAGTTATTCAGTTCTATACCAGCTAGAAAGTTTAGGATCAGAGGAGTAAAAGTAAGGATTCCAGGTGCAGGTGCTAGTGGATCTGGTACACCAACAGTAGATAATGCTACTGGTCGTATTGTTTATCCAACTGGATATATTTTTAATGGAGTAATGGGTGCTGCGACTTACACTAACTGTCCAGCGATGTGCCTGTTAGATTTACTAACCAATACAAGATATGGTTTTGGAGATCATATAACAGATAGCAGTTTAGACTTATTTTCCTTTGTCAATGCAAGTAAGTTTGCCAATACTCTTGTTGATGATGGCAGAGGAGGAGAAGAAGCTAGATTCAGTTGCAATGTTAATATACAAAACTCCAGTGAAGCATTTGATTTGATAAATGAACTTGCAGGTGTGATGCGATGTATGCCGATATGGTCTGCTGGAACAATAACAATGACGCAGGATAAACCAACAGATGCAAGCTATTTATTTAACTTGGCTAATGTAGGAGAGGCAGGATTCAGTTACTCAGGTAGCAGTCTTAAGACAAGATCCAGTGTTGTTTCCGTGTCTTACTTCAATATGGATTCACAGGAAGTGGATTTTGAAGTTGTAGAAGATACCACCTTGATAAGTAAGATTGGAACTGTTGTTAAACAGGTAAAAGCATTTGCCTGTACTTCCAGAGGACAAGCTGCCAGATTGGGTCGTGCAATACTTTTCAGTGAAGCCAATGAAACTGAAATCTGCACGTTTACAACATCTATAGATTCTGGTGCGGTAGTCAGACCAGGTGCTGTTATTGAAATAAACGATCCAGTAAGAGCAGGAGTTAGAAGAGGCGGCAGATTAAAGTCTGTAACTTCAACAACTGTTGTAACTGTAGATGATACAAACGCAACAGATCTTACTAGTGAAAACAGTGCAACTTTAAGTGTGATTTTGCCTGATGGAACAGTTGAAAGTAGGTCAATCTCATCTATCTCAGGTGGAACAATAACAGTAAGTTCTGCATATTCACAAACTCCTAATGTAAATACAGTTTGGCTATTGCAGGATACTACTGTTCAAGCTCAGTTATTCAGAGTAATAAACGTAGAAGAACAGGATGGCATAAATTATGCAATCACAGCTTTATCTTATGTAAATGAAAAATATGCTTTTATAGAAGATGGTTCTGCTTTACCAGCAAGAGATATCACTAAATTAGATGAACTAACAAATCCTCCTAATGGTTTAGTTGCAGTTGAAAAGATTATCCCTATTAATAATCAGGCAGTATCTAAACTAATCATCAGTTGGCAACCTATTGTTGGTGTTATTGAATATCAGATAAATTATCGCTTTCAAAAAGGTAATTATGTAAGTGAAAGGGTATCAAGACCTGACTTTGAAATATTTAATAGTCAAAAAGGTACTTATGAAATACAGGTATTTTCATATAATGTTCAAGGTCAATTATCAGCAACTTCAAATGATCTAACATTTGAGGCTGTTGGTAAAACTTCTTTACCCGATGATGTACAGAATGTACAGATTGAACCTCTGTCAGATCAGTTTGTAAGATTACGTTTTGATAAATCAACCAGTGTAGATGTGGTGCATGGGGGTAACGTGGTGATTCGTTCATCAAACCTTACAACAGGAGCAACTTTTACAAATTCAGTTGACGTTGTTCCAGAGCTACCTGGAAATACCAGTGAAAGTATTGTTCCTAACATTGTTAATGGTACATATCTTTTGAAATTCCGCGATGATGGTGGAAGGCTTAGTTCTGGCACAGCAATAATAAAAAATGTAAATACACGACCTGACATATTTCCAAGACTTACAGTTTTGACAGATAGAGAAGATTTGGATAGTCCCCCTTTTCAAGGTGTCAGAGATGATTGTTTTTTCTCTGATGAAGTAAATGGTCTAGTCTTAGGATCTACTGTTTTACTTGATGATATAAGTGATTTTGATGCCATAGCTGATTTTGATTTTATTGGTGATGTTGACTTTTTAACAGGAGGTCAATACTTCTTTAAATCAACTCTTGATTTAGGAGGTAAACAACCTTTAAAACTTCGTAGGCATTTTGTTACTCAGGGCTTTTTACCAAATGATTTATTTGACACAAGAACTGCAAATGTTGATACGTGGACAGATTTTGATGGTACTACAGCTACAGAAGTAAATGCTACATTATCTGTTGCCACGACTGATTCTGATCCTGATTTGTCAGTATCAGCCACATACACAATAAATAATGGTTCTGGTGGTGCTGGTACAACAATTACAATCACAAAAACTTCTCATGGATATTCTGTTGGAAGTCTTGTGACTCTTGATTTCACTTCTGGAACTGGTGTTGATGATGACTATATTATTCAGTCTGTACCTGATGCAAATACATTTACCTTAACTTCTGCAACGTCTTTAAATACAAGTGGAAATTGTACATATTCAGCAGAATTTGAACCTTATCAGAAATTTGTAAATGGAACATATATTGGAAGAGGATTTAAATTTAAATGTGATCTTTTGTCAACAGATCCCGCACAATCAATTGAAATTGACCAACTTGGATATTTTGCAGAATTAGATAGCAGAACAGAAACAAGTCTAGGAAATGCAGCAGCTTCAAGTGGTGGTTTTATAGCAAGCGGCACTTCTACCAAATCAGTGACTTTTACTGATAGTTTCTTTACAGGTCAGTCAGGAACTAGTGTTACAGCAGATAGTGTTTTGCCATCAATAGGGATCACAATAGAAAATCA